GTTGTCACTATCGTACAACTTTCTTTCGGAGAACTGGATTCTCTCGGACCCTGTTCTTGACCTTATTAGGCGCAGAATGCGCCTTCGAGCCATTATTCATACGAATTAAGGGCTCGACCTTGACTCCGCACATTCGCAGCTGTGCGATTATGGCGGGAGCTATCACTTTTGATAGCGTCACGGTCTTATAAGGATCAGAAGCAGGAGCCTTGGAGCTGGTAGTTGAAGGAGGAACCGGGACTGTATCAATTAGAGAGTTGATCAGCTCGATGTTAGCGGCCGCATCGGCCTCTGTATAGATATCATCATACAGAGACGGAAGTAAGGGTAGAAGCAACCCAAATATCCGTTCCGATATTTCAGCTAATTTTTCAGACGCGTACGAGTACACGTTTGTATGAGCGCCAAGCTCATAACCCTGTCGATTGTTGGATCCTTTATGCATATCCTTAAGGATGCCAAGATTCTCTCTCGACACTATCATCGCGTTCATTAATTCTTGTATTTTGAGACGAGCAAAGGTGTTAGCTACGGCTGCACTGATGTTCGTTATTGAACGTCGAGCAAACTTGAGCAGGGTGACTGATGGAGAAGAAGCCCCATCAGCCCCTGAACGAGACAATACCCCGAGTACTTCCGAAGTGGACAATCCTCTGTGAAAGGAGGACAACCACAATACAACGGAAGCGCCTGTATCACCCAAGAGATCGACAATCGTCGACCCTGGGGTCAGCAGGACTCTCAGTAATGTCTCCCCGCTTGGACCAAACGTCCAGCGACCCATTTCAATCGAAATGGATTTCCATTGACCTGCATCTACGAGAAGTCGTAGAGCAGTAGTCAGGCTAGTCTTCCCCATACTGGAGGCCCACTTAACCATGAGTGAGCGACCAAATTCAAGGCGCGCCGGGGCCGATTTAACACTTAAATCGGCCTTTAACGAGACAGGAGAGATATTCACTCCCTTCCACCAGTTCTGATTGGCGAACTGGAAGAATCGACTCGCGCCTGCGAAAGACTTGGCAATGGAAACAGGGACACCTAGCTCTGTAACGAGCTTTTGGTATTCCCGCGCAACGGGTGCATTAGCTATCACTATGTCATCACCTAGAATGAGGTAGTCTCTAAACCGAGTCGGTTTAGGGATCCCAGCCCGCCAGGCTGAGTACCAGACAAAAGTGTGATGAAGAAGTGCAAGGCAAGGCCATGAGGACTTAGCTCCCATGGGTTGCCCCCGCGTATACCTTACGACTCGATCGTTCGTCCACCCTCTCAGGGCAAGGAAGAAGGATCTAGGCGATCCTCGTATGATAGGTTGAGGATTCAAATCAGGCTTGTCGACCTTGGGATTGGTGGAGTACCAATAGTCCCTATTAGTCAGGAGCTTGACCCAGGCCTCTCCAGCCCCTGATACGCTCGTCAATGCGTTGAGCATCGGCACGTACAGGGCCTGGGAAATCATATCGGTTGCGGATTTTAAATCAAAGGACCACAAGAGTGGGTAGTCCCTGCTTGCAAATTCTGCCGTCTTACCATCTTGATCGAAAGTCGCATCTTGAGGTAAGCTCTTCAGTACCCTCTCAAGGGCACGGTGAAGAGGAGAGAGCAATATCTGTGTCCACCAATCTACAATGGCAAACACTCTCACTTTTCCCGCGGCTTCGTACTTCAGGCTCAGCTTAGCAGAGCTCTGTCGTGTCTCAAAGAACCGCTCCACATATTGTTTGAGCTTTCTTGAGAAGACGTCTCGCCATACTCCCACTGTTTCGGGAGAGCGTTCAGCCACCAACTGCGAATTTGTCTTCGCAGAGCCAATATACACGTCTTCACGTGCAGCTTGCCACTTATTCCAGAACACAGCTCCATAGTTAATCACCATTAGATTAACCCACTCATATACACTGGCGGCCTCGCCGGAGTAAATGAGGGCATGGAGGTCCAGACCCGCTCCCTTAAAGGAGGGACGCGCGTTAGGACCCGATGAGAATGACCTCGCCTGAGGATCATTGTCAAAGTCTGGCTTAAGCTTGGTGGGGGTGAACCAGCTAGAATAATCTTCTAGCCACTCTCTGACCTTTCCAAAATAGGAAAGTAGAACCAGTGCCTGCCCAGGTTGATCAACCATGGCAGGGGGAGCTAATATGGTAGAGAAATCAGCCGGTTTTTGAGGGGTCTTGATACTGCGGTACACAGCGAGTAGGGATCCAATGAAACGAATCCAATCGATATTGCCTTCGCGGATGAACACTCTCCAGCGAAGAGGCAGAAAGGACGGAAGTCCCCGGGTCAGACCAACTCGGACTGGTAGATCGGAATTATCCTTGATGGGTATCCGCCCGAGGTGAGAATTAACTATGATAGCGGAGGCTTTCAAATAGTTAGCCAGATACAGACTGCCATTCTTGTGGAGAATGTTCACACAAGAGGCAGAGAATTCCTTGACTTCTCTCGCAAAGAGAGTTGTCTGATACTTGAGTCCTAACCAATGACCGAGTCTCTGCGACCAAATGGCCAGGATTCGACCCAGATTTCTCTGGGTAGGTAAGACCAAGTTATCAACTATCTTAACCCCTTTCTCCTTGTGAAGAGGAGAGATCATCCTAGCTCCCAACCCAGACAGCTGAGCACGTAAGTAACGCTCTCCCGAAGTTGCCTTCGGGCCTTCTCCAATCGCCGCTGACTCCGTGAAATAATCGGAAGAGGCTAAGATCCGTCCCCTTTTTAGAGGGGGGGATTTTTGATCTGGCTTTTTAGAGTTGGTAGGAACGCGTATCGAGGAAGAATCGCTCAATTCTTTCACGGTCTGCTGCGTATCCTCAGGCAGGGCGAGAACCTCCAGCTCGATGTTGTTGCTTAAACAAACTTTCGAAAGCGAAAGATAAGCCGCCTCAGTGAGGTAGAGAAGACGCATACGTCCAGTCTTTGCCGCATTAGGGTCTAATACAACATACAACCGGCCACCATGTCGGATCCAATCTATGGATTCGTATGGTAGGGGCATTCCAAGTACCGCATTACACGTGAATAACATTATGTGGACAAGACTCCCGGTCCTAATAGATATATTTAGGGCTGGGCGTCGGGTTAGTAGTGAGGATGACATATTAATTTGTCTTCGCCTTGCGAACACTCTTACACTAAGATAGCTAATAACCTTCCTTGCCCATTAATGGGTGGAAGGTCGGCCCGTGCGCCACGTTTTCTCCAAGTTGACCCCAGGGAAGTCACCATTAGGGTATTCCTTGGATCGGGCTTACTCCAAAGCTGTAAGCACAGGCACGGCTCTCTTTTTACAGAGAGGGTAACCGAGTTGATAGTCGTTAACCAGGCGCGTACGCCATGATACCTCCGAAGGAGGTTCTTTGGGCTCTCATTCTGGTAAAGTTGGGTTCCAGTAGGACGACTAGCCTCCCTCTAAGGGCGGTGGACCTTAGAGGTGAATAACTCACCGGGTACAGTCGCCGAGATGGCGAAGGGGGGCTGA